CACAATGTAGTATCTAGCTTGAACTTCTAGGCTTAAAGATATGTTGTGATTTAGAAGAGAATCGTCAGATACCTTTAGTATGTTATTGCTAGATATGGAAACCTTGTTAGTAACATCTGTTAGCGCATTGTTAATAATGGCACTTGCGGATACTATTCTATTGACATTATAAGGTATGAATACACCAAGGCTTAGCCTGCCACTAGTAATGTTTACCAAGTAAGTTTGTGATAGTGTCATATCTGGAAGTGTAATTCTGTCTCTGATAGCTATACCGTTTTCTACACCGTTATCAGTCAGCTGTGGTGTAAAAACAGTTGTTCCTCTTTCAGCTTGACCAAACTTACTGGCATAGGCGCTTTTGTTGTCAGACTGCATAATTCCTTTTAGCATGTAGGAGTTAGTGTAGACAATTCCTTGACCATGGCATACTGGACAGTCAATTCTAGGAGAGTTAGTCTTAGGGTTAATACAAGGGCAAGGGATAGACTTTTCCCATATAACCTGACGACCTAGCTTTTCAATCAAGTTTACATACTGCGACACCTTTTGGTTAGGGTACTTATTTATATGTGGAAGTGGATTAATGTCTTTAAATTGCTTAGTCATATTTACCTCCTAGTTTATGAAACCGATATTGTTTCCACCGTAGTAATTTATAAGGTGATCTCTAAGAGATTTCATATCCTCTTTCATAAGGGTAATATCGGCAGTTGTAGCTGTGTTTTCAGCACTTTGGGTACTATCAATGGAAACGTGAGCATCGTCAAGAGAAACGCTCTCAGACGCAATTCCGGCGCCAATAGCGACACGTCCGTACCTTTCAAGGACTTCAATTGCAGCTTGCTTAGCAATATATGCTTTTAAGTCAGGCTGAATAGTGTAGTCATAGTTCAGGCCTTCGTCACCCGGAGCAATAGGAAGCATTCCTGCAATATAAGAAACACCTATCATCTGAGGGCTAAAGAAGTCTCCGCTAGGGTTAGGCATACCTAGTGGGAAGTTGTTAGACATTGTATAAGGTGTATACATCATACCCATAGAAGAACCGGCTTGCAGAACAGTTGGCTGTAAGTTTATTTCTCCTAAACGATTAGTAACCTTAATCCACTCGTCTGGATACTTTTGTATCGGCATTTGATTAAAGTAAAGAAGAATTTCTTCGACGTGAAGTATTGGACGATACATTGTATGAGTAAACATCCATGAGTTAAAATCATTCTTATAATAGTCAAGCCTGTCATTTACAAGTCTAGGTCTAATGACAATATCTAAATCCTTTTCAGTTTCTGCTACAGCCTTTGTTACGAAGTTCTGATAGTATGCGTCGTCGTATGGTTCATTAGTAACAGGATCTAGTAAGTCTAGTTCCATTCCTCTTAGTTGGTCTTTAACGATGTCTGCATTTAGTCCTAAGCTGTCAAAATTTATACTTTTCCAGTCTACGCCATCTACATAGTTTGGGTTGCCATAGTACTTAGCAGCTGAACCGGGATAGTCGTCACTTATTTTATAATAGTTCATAGCGTCCTGTGTTGACATATATAAATGCTCCTCTCTTTGTTATCTTTATCTATCGTAGCATTAATGCTCAATTAAAATAAAAAAGACTACCAATTAAGGCAGTCTTAGTTAATAATCATATTAAGATAATTCTAGATCTTCTACACGTGAGTAAACAACGTTTTCAAGAACAGCACCACGCTTTGGGTAGTACAATGCTAGAGCGACGTAGTTTAGAACAACGAACGAAGTAGCTGTAGTAGTAACCGCTAAGTTAAGCTTTGATAGTGGAATAAATTCTTGAAGAGCAACTGTTTCTGGACGGTTTTCAATAACAAACACGTCACCACAACCAGCAATCCGAGCGTTCGTATCAACGAAAGTAATCGTAGCACCTTCTTGTTCACGAACGGCTACTTTACCAATCAAGTAGTATGAACCACGATTGCCACTAGCGTCTGTATTAGCTTCTAGGGCGTCGCTGTCGAAGTTAGACTTACGATAGATAGCTACGTAGTCTGGAATAACATTTTGCATTGCGTTAGGGGTAATCGTTAACGTAATAGCGTCATCCTTCTTCGTTGGTGTAGCAGTTTGAACCAAGCTAGGACGTGAATCACCATGACGAGATACCATAACGGCAACGTATGATTGTTCAACACCGACTTCTTTGTTAAGGATTACTTCACCCTTTGAGTCAGTCTTGTCAGCTTCATGCCATAATCCACCACCGTCTGGCGTAACAGTTGCAGACAATTGAGGTGCAGTAGGTGCAGTAGGAGATACTGGACGGTCAAAGTCTAACTTGTTATCAGAGTCCATAATAGTTGAACCTTGAATACGGATAGAACCATGAGCAGATAAGAACTTGTCAATATCTAATCCGGTAGTCATACCACCAGTTTGTCCGGGAAGCATTACACGTTGACCATTTAAATGTTGGTTAACGAAGTCAGCCTTAATACCAATTGGCATGTAGGCGTCAGTAGGAGTACCGAAACCTTCACCAATCTTACGAGCAGCCATGTTAAGTGCTGCTGGAGATAAGCGACCACCACGTAAATCAATATGGTTTTCTGGAGCAATTAACTTGAACAAGCCATCAAATTGAAGACCTTCGCCCTTTTGACCAGAAGTTAAGTCGGCATCACCGTAGAACATAGCCCATTCGTCAGTCTTGATAACTGTTGAAATAGCTGCGTATTCTTGAACCTTTAGAGAGTCAACAATCGTGTTAGCACGTTGTAGGGCGATACTTGTAACATGAGTATCAACAATGTACTTGATGTTGATCGTTCTTTGACGTTCATTAGGGTTATTAACGTCGCCAATTCCAATTTCAGGTTGGAATAGTGAATGACCGGTACGTCCGTGTGAGTAGTATTGAGTATATTTCAACACTGTGTTATCTACAGGTTGCTTTGCAATATCATTGTAAAGTGTGAAATCTCTTTCACCCCATGTCGTTACCTTTAAGTCTCGATTAAGAGATTCAATACGGTTAGCGGCACCGTCTGTTTGTGTGTCAGGTGTAATTGAGTGACCTGCAGTAAATGCTGATTTCTTAACGTTTTCTGGAAGGTTTTCGTTAAGAATGTCTTCCTTGTTAGTATCAAAAGCAACTGCTCTATCGCCACCAAAGAAAGATTTCTTCATTATATCTTTCGTTTTGTCCTGTGTATACATTATATTAAGCGCTCCTTTATTTATCGTTTTTTTCTTATCCTATTTATAATAGTAGCTTAAACTAAACTGACCATTAATAAATGATAGTCTAGATACTAATGTTATCAAATTGGCTCTTTAATTCAGGCGTAACTTCACTAGTCTTGTCTAAACGTCGTTCTAGTTCAGCTAATTCGTCAGCTTGGCGCGAGTTTGGGCCATAAAGCGCGCTCTTAGTTACATAGTCATAAGCGTCATAAACGTCGTTTACAAAGCTCTTATAAATATCTTCTTTGCTTGGCGTAACTGACTTGTTAACTTTGTCTTCATCCTTGTCTTCATCGTCATCTTTTTCTTCTTCGCTGTCTCCGTTTTGCGCGGCACCTAACAATGACTTTTCAACAGTCTTATCTGGGTTGTCAACCTTTGGAGTTTCAGGTTCTTTATTTTCTGAAACTGATTTAGAAGTTTTGTCTTCTTTTTCCTTGTCGGCTTCTCCGTCTTTTTCAGGCTTTTTATCAGCGTCTTCTTTATCATCATCTACTGATTTCTCGACGTCTTTATCCGTTTCTTCTTTTACTGACTTGCTAGTTTTGTTATTAGAAACTAATTCATCATATGACTTCTTTAGTTCGGCGTGTGCTTTCTTTTCTTCGTCTAATTCTTTTTTCATATCGTCGCACTTAGATACTGATTTTTCTAATTGTGCGTTTAGTTCAAATGACTTGCTAGTTAAATCTGTAATCTTTTCATTAGCTTTTGAAAGTAAGTCTAATGACTTTGAAGCTAATTGACTAAAACTATCTTCGGTTGATTTTTCCATTTTACCGTCTTCTTTCTTAGTATCCTTTTTAGCTGATTCTTCAACGACGTCTCCACCATCAGCGTCTTTAGAAACACTATCTTTTGGCTTTTCACCGTCTAGCTTTGCATCAACTTTTCCTGTGTTCTCGCCATTAGGCTTTTTATCCTCTGGCTTGGCTGGTGATATGGAACCACCATTCGTATCAGAATTTGTTAGTGTGCTTTCTAGGTCTTTAGCTGCTTGTAACGCTTCGCTTAACTTTCCCATTATTTTTACACGCTCCTATTTATTTACTGTTTAACTATATATTACGATTTTTCAAATTAATCTGGGTCTTCTGCTAGATTGTCGTCACCATCTGGAGTCCGACTGTCATCAAACTTAGTAGCTGCTTTAACCTCACCACCAGATATACTGCCAATAATACCCTGAGCCTCAGCACTGCTGTTTCCAGAGAATATCTGTAGAAATAGCTGTGCAACTAAGTCATCTTTAACCCCTCGTTGATCAAGGGACTCTGCGACAGATTTAGCGACGTCTGTAATATCTAGGCCGTCTTCTTTTAGGTGGTGCATAGCGGCCGCTAGGTTAACAATCTTGCTGCTGAACGACTCTGCACGGTTTGCCGCCCCGTTGTGCTGTGTTTCTGGAGTAATTCCATAACCAGCTTGTAGGGCGTTAGACTTTTGAATCATTGACCAAGTTGCTTCTGGGTTTGCAGGATTCTTAGTTACCGCAACACCAGTGACTAGTACACTTTCAATAACATTTGGGTTATTTTCATTTCTTTTCTGAACTTGACCCTCAATTGAGAAACCAAGTTTACGCTTAGCGTCAGTCTTTTTAAGGTTATCATTCAGCTTAATAATATCCTGAACTTGTGGCATGTTAGTAAACAGGTTTGCTTCTAGATAAAGCCCTTTTTCTGGGTCAACATAGCTATTGTCAGTGGGTACACCAATAACAATATCTGAATTATGTTCATAATCAACATAACCATTATTAAGAAGATAACTTGGGTCTAGACCAATTGGGTCAATCTTCTCTCCTTGAAAGTCTAAAGCAGGCGTGCTGGCATACCCAGCAACTGTAACATAGTCTTTTCCGCCTTTATCTGATTTCTTACTTTTAGATACTTCATCGAAAGGTAGAAAGATATTAAATTCTTCCATTGTATAAACAACTCCTTTATTTTATCAACTAAAATTTGTGTAACTTACTAATATGGTTTACGTATCAGCGTCCTCATTATTAGATACATCGTCACTTTCAGAAGGCT